CCATTTCACCTTCCCACCCAAAAACCGAAACTTGGAATTTTGTTGCGCAATTTTACACAATCGAGTGCTGAAAAACAACGGATGAATAGGTTGAATAATATATCCATTAGCAATAGTTGTAACTAACACATCAGAAAATGGAATAGATAAAGTAGTCCCATCACCCATACTCTTTGTCAAACCTTTCATAGCAAAGCTCGTTTTAAACGGAACATTAAACGATCTTTCACTACCAGTCTCAATCAACCTTTCACCTAGTCTACGTCTCCTCTGTCTCTTCTTACGATTTCTCAAAGTTCGAGAAGAGACAACAACTTGACCTTGGTTCACTCTATTTTGACCCAAATAGACAGGGGGCGCCAACTCATTGGCCATGGACAATGGGTTGGATAATAAACGATTACGATTACGTCGACCTCGCCGAGATCGCCGTGATGTTATGTTTTGATTAGTGGACATAAAAACCATCTGCCGGCAAGATGATTAATACATCCATGGACCCAGATCAGAGACAAATGTAAATGGTAAAACAACATCAAGCCCATATTTCCTAATCATTGATTCACAAACCATTTGAACATGCACACTGACACCAAATTGTTCCTCATACAACAACCTTGATGCCCATGTAGGTTCAACAAAGGATAAAGATTGGTTACATGACAAAGAACCCAAATATTTACCATGCTCACGAATCATATCCTCAGTTACACTTTCCTTTACATCTCTAATGATCACCTCACAAAGTAATGATAGGATAGGAGTGCTTTGAGACATATTTAAAAGAGAAATAGCCTTACTCTTCAAAATCGCCATTAAAACAGATTTGGGCAAATGTAAATGCTTACCTGAGCATGTCCAACCCAAACGAGCAAGCATTTCTGGTGCCAATAATAATTTATGATCAAAATCATCAAACACCAAACTACAAAAGCGCAAATCAGAAACATTATCAACATACTTCATTTTAATCCTAAAACCCAAAGACCTAAAATGCTCCTCAGTCAATTTGCACGAATCTAATGAAAATAAACCATCATCGCCTTCAACAATACCATCAAATGCAATGTTATTCTCATGACATAAAAACATCATGTTCATCAAATTCGAAAAACCATTAGCTAAAGATGTCCACATCTCACCAGACAATCGACAACCAATAGCAACAGTATTAAAATCAAAA